ACGTTTGAGATTTTCTCCGCCTAAGCGAGTCATCCAATCCTTATCATGTTGTGTAAAATCCTGAGCACGAACGACAAACGGTTCAAAGGGAGGTGGTTTAGGATGCGTTGCAACCAGTCCTACTCCGTTACTCCTCAGTTCCTTAGATACCTTCGGCGTAATTCGTGTCCCTATACTATAATGTAAATAGGGTTTCTCTAGATATAAATTACTTGCACTTGTGACTGATTTCAACTTAGAACCCTCTCTAGGTTGCCATCTGGATGCTAAATAATCATAATCCACAACGTCACCTACCATATGGCCATTGTAACCCTCGGGATCATTTATCTTAATTTTGGATATGAAACTACGGGCAAAGAGTTCCAGATTGCGCCTGTTAGTACCTGCTCCATTCTTCTTTAATATTTTATGATACTGTTCCATGAAGTAACGTCTGCCACTGCCTATACCTTTATACTTTACAATCTCTGAAGGGTTGGGTACTCCGTTGCTAAGGACATCACCTGCTTCTACATTATCGCCTATCTTTACTGCTGTGTGGAGTTCTCGTGGAATATGATACTGCTTACCGCTGACCATGATGTATTTACCACCCTGAGGGGCGTCTTGTATCTTTGCCACCTTACCATCAGCTTCTGATAATATTGCACCACCTACAAACTCTTTAGGGACTTGTACAAATTGATTTACTTCTTTGAAACCTGTTAGACCTACTTCCTCTTCGTCTTTACCGCCTACTCCGCCTATGTGCTTCGAACCAAGACCGGATTGTGTTAGTGCCTCTACAAAGGAACGTACAGCATTGATGCCCACAGCCTCGCCTATATCAGGTAAGGTACCTTTCTCTCTTACACCTGTGCACTGTTGGCATACGCCTTCTGGTGCTTCACATGTTAAAGGGCTACGTACTGTTACTTTCTTGTCGGTCATAAGGGGTAAGTGTTCTGCTTGTATAATTGTACCGGCTTTAAGGGTACCGACAGGCTGCAGTAGTATACTGCCTACATTGTCAGAGTCGTCACCTTCTACTTTAAGGCCTTGTGTAACTCCGCAGTCGGGCATAGTTACTATATTACGATGGGCTACGTTTGTTAATTGTTTGCTTAAATAGCCTGACTCAGCTGTACTGAATTGTGTATCGGAGTTAGATACTACCATTCCATTAGCTAGTACAAATAGATGATCAGGGTGGTTCACTGATAAATCATACGTATTTATTTTATAGGAGTCTGATTTACCTGTATACCCGAAAACAAGACTATCGTCCCTGTTATTAGGGGTATGCTTACTAAGTAGTTCTCTAAATTCATCTGATTTTCTTCCATACGCCAGTAGTTTATTAAATTTATAAATAGAAGACTCATTAGTTACTCTAAGGGTGTACATATCAAGTCTGTGTATTATCTCTTTTCCACTCTTATTAAAGGATCTGGTCTTTGAAAGTTTAACAGGGCTTACAGTTGTTGTGTAGATGCCAAACCTGGTTTGTAACAGTTCTTTTAGTTGGTTCAATAATATTTCTGAAGACATCGACCAGCCTACACCTGGTAAGTTAGATGTATTACTACCTTTGCGGCACCAACCGTCCGACTCATATAACCCATGTATCAAATTAGCTATATCAGCATTTGACCATCTCTTACTCTCCTCTGGTATAAACTTAGTATGGGAATGTGTGCCCAGTAATCCAAAGGTATCAAGCCATCTTTTTATAGGGTTTCTGTGTTTTGCTTGGTCTCTAATCCCTTTTCCAATTACTACGTACTCTAAGGAGGGCTCTCCGGACGTTCTATTCCTCTTTATATGTTTAAGCTGAACATTGTTTAGATCCTTGTTAAGCTTCTCTATTAGATCAACATCTATTGAAGATAACGTAACACTATATTTCTCGCTTAAATGTCCATCGCCTAATAATAAGCCCAATAAACGAGCATACGGCTGTGAGGTTTCTGCCTTACATTGATAGGTGCCGGCCGGTGTCATGCCAAAACAACGCCATGCCTGGCTGAGAGGTAGCTTAGAAGGGATTCTTAGATGAGGTGTTGCCTGTCCATTCTTAATGACAGAGAGGACTTTATGGTTTTCTGTAGCTGTTAGTGTTACAAGATTATCCATCCTTCCTACCCTGAACGTGTAATCATTAACTTTTCGTTCCCCATTATCAAAAGTGTCGATAACCTCTACCGGAAAAGTATTTCCTTCAGTATCGGCTCCTATTACCCTCTCACCTTTGGTTATGTCTTTTATAGCTTTAACGGAGAAATCAGCCATTCTAACCAATGTGCTTCCTGCGAGGCACATGCCCTTTCTGGAGGATTGAGCACCAAGCCAATAAGGTAAAGGAGATACACCACTACCATAGGAGTCCAGTCCTGGGAATGGTATTGTCTTGCCTGTAGAATCTGCCATAAGCATATCACCGAAGACAGTCTGCATAAGCTGTGTCTTATTCCCTCTGGAGCCACTTTCTATTTGTCTGGCCATAGAGTTGTTACGGGCCAAGAGATCCCTATATACTGTTTCGGATAAGTTCTTGGAGGCTTTATTGGTTACCTTCGTAATCTCATCAAGCTTCTGCTCAGATGTAAGGCCTGTGCTATTTGTTATAAGGTGTATTCTTTGCTTGAGTTCTTGCTTCTTATTCCTGATGGAGGCAGGGACTGTTAAATCTTTGAGACTAATACTAGCTTCACGGCCATATGTAGTTGCTACATTACGACCTATGTTATTAAGTTTTTGGAGGGTGTCGTTATACTTACCTGGATCTTTCTTAGCAAGATCAGTCATAAGATCACCGATCCGCTTACCATCTATAGCCTCTTCGGCATAAGAACGATAAGCAGCAGGTAAAGCATCTTTAACTAGTTCTTTGCCTACTGTCGTGATCATGTTTATTCAGGGGGTAGTTTTGAAAGACGTTTATGCCTTGCCTGGCCTCTGTACTCATTGATGCCGATTTGTGCACCTATACCCATTAGTGCAAACAAAGCGGCCTTCTTCGCTCCTCCCTGGAGGTTTTTATAGATACTAGCACCATTAATGCTACCTTTACTGCCACCTTTCACGTACTTACCGGCGTTAGCACCCATTTGTAGATTACCAGGTTTAAGATTGGGTTTAGAGAAACTAGGCATCTTGAATTTTTTAAAGTTAGGCATCTTGAAGAGTTTAGGTACCTTTTTTAAGGCCCCAGGTATCTTGGTTACAGCCCCGGGCACCTTGTTTAAAGATCCACTACTTAACATTTGGGCAGCTACGCCTGTTCCGGCTCCTAATGCTGCCGCACTTGGAGTGCTTTCTAGTAAACCACCTTCCCCTAAGTTCCAGCTTCTATTCATAAGCTCTGTCCCTGCTCCTTGTTCGCGCGCTGCAGAGTGTTCTCTGATTCTACGAGCGTTCAAAGCCATTACTCCAAGTAAAGATCCGCCTGCTAGGCCTGCGATGCCGCCGCCTGCTATCGCGCCGACATTATCCATACCACCTGTTACAGCGCCTAGACCTGCGCCGAGTGCTGCACCTCCGCCACCATAGAGAAGCATAAACTTAATAATCTCACCCTTGCTAAGCTCACGTGTTACAGGAGCAGCACCTACTGGTGCTGGGGCGTCCCCTTCAGCTGCTTCTTTCTGTAGCTTGGTCACTTGTATATTGGCTAGTTTATGTAATTCATCTCTAAGTTTCTGGCTCATCTCTGTTTCTCCTTTAAAGAGCTAACTAGGCTAGCAATAGTGTTAGACTTGGCTGCTGCTTGTACAGGCATTCCTGGAGGCATAGGTGGAGCTGCTCCTTCTGGGGGCATTCCCATTCCTGTGCTCTGTAGTAATGCTGAGATTTCTTCAGGGGATCCTGGAGGCATTGGTGCGCCCTCTAATTCAGGAGGCATCATACCTGTATCAGCTGGAGTCGGTTCTCCGCCCACGAGGGCCGAAAGTGACGTTTCCAACTCTGTTAATTTGTCCATGATCTCTGCATTGGTTGCACGACGTGGTTTTTCAGCGTCGCCTGCTTTGGCGCCTGCTACTTCTTCCATCAGTGCTTTAAGATCATCCATACTTACTTTAACGACATCGTCACCTTCTTCTTCCGGGGGCATTGGAGGTGCTCCGCCCAGCATAGCTGGGTCCATCGGCATTCCTGTTGCTGGGTCTATTGGCATTCCTGTTGCTGGGTCTATTGGAGGCATTCCGCCCATCATAGCTGGATCCATTGGAGGGGCTCCGCCCATAGCTGCTGGGTCCATTGGTGGCATTGGAGGTGCTCCACCCATCATAGCTGGGTCCATTGGAGGTGCTCCGCCCATCATAGCTGGGTCCATTGGAGGTGCTCCGCCGGCTGCTGCCGCTTGTGCTTCTGGTGTGAGGGGTACGAAGGCTTCTTTTTTGAGGCTTTCTCGCGCTCCTTTAAGCAGTTTTCTATCAATCATTGTATTCTCCTGTTTATATTTGAAATGTCTAACGCGTTAGACTTTTTAGATACATCCTTAAATATACGTGGGTATTTAGCTTTTGTCCACTATACGAATAGGATCATCTACGTCTATCTCGCCTTTCCTGTAAGCTTCTTTGGCGTCTGCCTTACTCTTAAAAACTTTAACAGGTGGACCTGGTTTTTGTCTTGTTGCTATGTTAAGGCCCTGCAAATATTCCCTCATTGGTTTATAATGAGCTTTAAAGTCTTTTATATCCAAAAGGTTCTGTTCGGGCATCATCTTGCTCGCAACTTCTTGTGCCGCCTTACGTGATACAGGTACGTGGAAGTTTGCTGCATCTCCATCAAAATCCATATTGAATGGTCCTACAATACTAGGACTAACCTGTATAGTGCTACCCTTTGTCAGTACTGGCCAGAAACCCATTAAGCTAAACTTATGGAGTGAAGGTGCTCTGTTCAGAATTACAGGACGTTCCTCAACTGCCTTTTGTAGTAGAGAATAAGCCGCTGGGTGTTTCTCAGCTGTCATCTTAACTGCGTCTGTTGCTTTATATCCACCCTGTATGAGTGCTTTAACAACAAATGGTTCATAGATGTTCCAAGCCTGTTCCTCTGGGAGTCCGATCTGATTAAGCTTTAATGCTGGGTTAGGTGTGACTGTTCCTCTGCCCACCATGTCAACAGCAGATCCTACAACACGGCGTTGGAAGGCACCATACTTAGGGGAACTCTTACCGAATACCCACTTAAGTAATCCACCTACATTCTTCTGCTGTAGCTTAATTCCATCTGGGTCGTGTAATCCTGTTATTGCTTTAAAGCCTCTATAGATCTGAGCTCTAGCATCTCCCAGCATATCATCAGGTAGTTGTTCTCTGGCGTCTTTAAAATCTTTGTTAGCATCTATCAGTGCTTTATAGAGGTAGTTAGCATCAGCAACCATTGTCATACCATCTACAGATGTAATAGGTCTGTACTTAGGTGGTAGGACTGGTATTCTATCAAGCATGAAGTCTTTAGGGTGCATCTTCTGCAGTTTGATGCTGGCTAATGCTCTATACTTCTTAATCGCATTGTCCCTACGCGTACCCGTGCTACGCTTTATATCTTCCATGGCATACTTGACCTCTCTGGTAAGGTCGATCTTACCTAGGGCTTTCTTTAATGCGTTACCCCCTGTATCACCATTCAACTCTTTACGGCCCTCTGCTACTGCTTCGAAATCTTTTAATGTCATATCTAAGGATCTGCGTAAGCTATCAGCCATTACAGGATTAGGGATAGGTTCATCTAATGGGATATAACCCCACTGGTTACCGTCCGGTCCAAATACATCTTTACCGAACAAGCCACCATCAATTGGTCTGTATGTGTTAGTCTCAAATGTATCAGCTGACTTAACCTGTCGACCCTGGCTGAGACGGCCTACATCATCATTGTTCATGCCGAAGATATCAATACTGCTTTTGCCTTTACGTACATTAATACCAGCACCCTTTAGGTGTTCAAAGAACTTGCTATGTACTAAAGGTGTACCAGGCATAGTAGGAGTCTTACCAAATTTAAATGCACGCCAGAACTCATCGTTGGCCTGCCCTTTAACTATCTTAGCATCTTTAAGGACTTCCATAACAGAGTGACCTATTAAAGCTGAGGTTTCTAAGCCACCAAGCCGTTTGCTACCTTCATAGCCACCTGACGCTGGGACGTTATCCATTGTATATCCAGCTGTACCACGGCCTGACTCTTTAGATTCAGCTGTATGTTTTAATTTATAATAGTAAGCCATCCCGTTAAATACCTTAGGAATAGTCTTACCAGTTTCAGGATCAAGCAGATCATCTGTATCTGATAGTCCGTTTTCTTTTAGATCAGCCATCGCCTTCTCCGCCGCATCTTCAGTCATAAAGGCCGGTAGATCTATGGCTTTACCTCTTTTCTGGGCTATCTTACCATAGGCAACTTCAATTAACTGGGCCGGATTAGTACGGGAAACGACGCTTAGAGGACTCATTAATATTTCGAATGGTTTACCCTTCTTATCTAAAGGCATTTGGTTATCAGGTACAACCTCTGCTACTACTCCCTTTGAACCATATCTATTTGAATTACCGGACCACACTGTTTTACCATTACGTCTCGTATAGACTATGTGATTAAAAGGCATCTCAGGGCAATAGACCTTTCCTGAATAGTTTTCATCCCAGTATTCCGTCTGACCCTTCTGTGTCTTGGCATGCCCGTGGTTGATCGTGGGTTGGTTTTTATATCGGTATGTGCTTACCGTGTAGGATGGTTTAGCAAAACAATTTCGTCCGCATATAATGCGTGGTCCACCTTTATCTGTAAGTCTTACAGTGGCGGACATTCCCATATGAAGACATAATCTTTGCCAATCCCCTGCGAGACGGCTGGAGACTGTAGTTATTCCGTGTCCTGCTTGGGTTCTGTGCCCGTCGCCGAACATGAACCACTCATAAAAAATGGCCAAAAGATCAGGTGACAGGGTCAGTATGTTATCAGGTATGTACTTTTCGGGTGCTTTTCCAAATTGTTTGAGATAAGAAGCCCAGTGCTTACTATACACTCTTATTTTTTCAGAATGAGACCCTTCACACCACTTCACACCTAATCTGGTAAAGGCCTTTTGCAGTATATATTTATTATTACCTTTTGTTTGGCTTATATCAAAACCATAAGAACCACTACTAGGCTGCCACACTGAATTGCCGTCGGATAGGTAGATGCCCATTATAGTCAGATAAGCCTCTATCGAAACCTCAGGCCCCTCAACAAGTTTCATGGTTCTACCTACACCCATAACAACGGGTGGTAATTTGAACGTATCCTGGTGTATGCCTTTCCACTTACCCGTTTTTTCCAGCCTGTACTTTTTACCATATAAATCAGAGGCCTTATGAAGACCATATTCCCACCTTGCTTCTTTACCCTTTCTAAGGGCTGCATAATGTTTATGCTCCTCAGTAACACACAGGCTGACCTGTGTTGTTTCTACTACATGCATACTACCAGAGTGGTCGTAGCTATGCAATGCTGAAGGGTTGATGTATTGTATGTTTTTTGTATCAGGATCTAGGGTGGCCAATTCATCAGCCAGTGTTACAGTCGTAATATTCTTCCACCCCTTTGAGGTTAGCAGATCTGTATCCTCAGAGTAACACATCTTATCGCCTACCTTCATAGGTACATTGGCTCTGGAGAAGACTGTGTGATTCTCGCGACCTGTAACTACATCTGTTATAACTCCCGGGTAATCATGTTCCCACTTCTCGGAGACATCTGTAAATGTACGACGACCCGCGGTACCGGGGGATGGCTGGTTCTCTCTGATACCTAGTATAAGTGGATCACCTTTGTCAACAACTGAACCCGTTTTAATCATACCGTTAGGATCCATCTTATCAAATTGATCTGCCGTATACTTGCCCGGGAACATGTTAACATATCGTTTGGTATCTGTGGATAGATGTTTTTCTTTAGGTAGCTTTGTATTGTACATATACTCGGATGTTAATCTCTTAGCTGCTGCCTCTGATATTACGATAGCATCCTCATAGTTAGAGCCTTTAAAGTTCATGAAAGCTGTACGAAGATTCAAACCACCCGCGAACACACCATCATTAGCTGTGTAGTTGCTTGAGGCTAGTGCTTGACCTTTCTTAAACGTATCACCAGCTTTAACTTCAGCATGGCTCCTTAGGTAACCCTTCTGGTTGGCCGGGAAGTTATCATAAAGCTCATGCTCTGCTTGTTCCCCGTCTATATATTCAACGATTATTTTATCTTTACGTACTTGTTTTACGACACCTGCTTTAGGTGCCTGGACCGCTCCTGTGTATTTACCTGCTAATCTTTCTACAGAACCGGTACCTGTACCATCTGCGCTACGTGTTAGTGCTGCTTCTCTATTAACTAAGGGTAAAGCCTGTGTAGCGTATTTACTATTATGTACAAATATACCTTGACCTACTGAGAATGTGTGGTCATTGAGATCCAGATCATATGTAATGGCTACAGGGTCTACGTCCTTTATACCAACCACGCTATCCCACCTTATCTCACTATCTAACCAGATGCATTCCTCGGAGGATATGCGCTCTTGTAATGATTGTTTCGTATGTTGATTAACATATGCGCGATGTCTAAAGTGCTCCTTACGGGTAGATCGCTGTAGTACGCTGGCATGAAGATCTTTATACATAGGTATGTAATCTATATTCTTTTTACCGGACCACAGTTTCAGCGTAGACATCCTCTTAGCTTTTTCGTTATGAGTAAGCACCGGGACTTTATGTAAATGCTGGGACCTTACTTCGAGTAAGTAGATAGGTTTATCGAGGGCTGTGGTTTCTCTAACCACTGTATCAATCTGTAGTGTGCTGAATAGGTTCGACAAACCCTCTATAAGGTCATAACTTCTCACACCTGTAATTAGCCTGGCGTAGCCTCTTCTATCCATCACAGTACCATCTCCGTCAAAAAATCCAGCTATAAAACCTTCCCTACACCCTAAGGGGGCCTGCAGGATCAGTCCCGCAACCTTCTTCTTGTAAGAACCCGTTTCCAAATTAGCATGTAACCAACGTGCAAACCCTGAGTGATTGACCACTACCTTCTTATGAGGGTCGGCACCATTGCGTCTTATTTTATACTTAAGATCCAAGTCATCTAATACAGCACATAATCTCTTCTGCAATTCCGGTCTATCAACTGCCCAGCTTGTTGTACCATATCCATGGCCCCTATCTCCTTGTAACCAGCCCTCTGCAGTATATAAACCCAGCATGTATCCCACGCCCTCTGTGAGCTCCATCTCAAAGCCCGAAAAACTATTATGCTTGGCCCCCTTCCCTATGGTCACAGATGTGATGCCTTCTTCCATGGGGAAGTCTAACCAACCTTCTCTGGGGATGGGTGTACCCATAACTAGATTCTGAGCTGTGATCTTTTCTAAAGTTCCTTGTTCACTCATAGTCACCCATTTATGATTAACAGTTGTAGTTAGTTTTCTACCACTTTTTAATTTAACTTCTAACATATCTATTTTATTATAATTAGGCACCAATCGCTCAACCCCTCTCCAGGTTGTCTTTCCAGTAGTCTGATCAACTGAGTGCGCTTGGTCTCCTTGGTGCCATTCGTAATTCTCTATATGACCATAAAATATACTATTATCAGCTTTTTTAATTATAATATTAGTATCAGGAGCCAGGCACCCCATCAATAATCTCATACCTTTAACACCGCCCTTGAATGGTACCATGTTAGAACCCAATGAGAACATGTTATTATCATCACTAAGATAGTAGTCCACATCTTTACGGGGTGCTATATGTACACCACGCTCTCCACCCACTAGAGGGATATAAGGGTCTTTAGTATCCATGTACTCCGAAGTAGCTATATTGGCTGTTGCTGCTGTCTTAGAGTCTACCCATTCTTTCTTACCTGTGCGTGGGTTGAATAACTGTGTATATAGTAGGCCATCATGTCCTTTACGTGTATTCTGTGTCATGAACATTTGTAGTCCCACGGCGAGAGACTCTGGTGATCTGATCGGGTCTATGTATCCTTTAAAGGAGTTCTGTACCAATCTCATCTCATCAGATGCTAAACGTTGGCTGCTCAAGCCTCCCTCGCCTAGACGTGTAATACGTGTAGCTGAGTCAATAGCATCAAAAGGGCTTGACCCGTCAATGTACTGTGCTAATTTTGATTCATTAAAGACTCCGTCAACATGTGCATTAAGTGCACCAGATGACATAAAGTCCAGGTTCTTTTTGTTTGTAGCCTTCCATAAGAGGGCACGGCCTAGTCGGCCACCATCTTTGACAATACGTTCTGCAAAAATCTCAGCAGGTCCATATACTTTCTGAAACTGCATGCTATCCCTATTATCTGCCTTTGATGTGCCTTTAGCTAATCTTAATAGTTTATCCGATGTACCTAACAGCATATCAGGTGATACTCTGTCATAAGGCTTGCCAAGAGTGGCTTCTGTGGATACAGGGTCTAGTCGCATCGTTCCAAACGATTCTAAGAGCGCTTTAGCATCATCCGGACTCAGAGTCACGTAATTGGCTTTCGTGCCGTCAGAGGCTTCCTTGGGTAGTAGCTTTTGAAGATTACGTGTTACCATAGTTCCGGAACTTGCCAGCCTGTTGGTATTGAGCAATTCAGTGCCCCACATCTCCTCTATTTTCTTATCAGGGATACCCATGGATCTGAGAATAGGATAAAGCCTTGCATTGACATTACCCTTACGAATATTAAATACACCAGTCTCTGGGTCGATCTCCATCTTAAACTGGGAACCTGTACCTTGTTCTACATTAACATGGGCCTCATATAATCCATTAGCCTTTACCCGCGAGTAAACACCCGGGTTTAGGCGCAGCACGTGTCCAATAGTCATCTCATGGCCATTACGGATATAAGTACCACGTGGAGTAATATAAGGAACATTAAGTAAAGTAACTTTCTTAGTCTGGCTTACTGGTTTGCCTGTGAGTTTATCGGTAAGTGTCCATCTACCCTTAAGTCTACGACCTAGGCTTCTACCTTTTAGGATTGCTTCTTTCTGCTCCTTTAGGGAATAACTATCCGGGCCATCGTAATCCACTTCATCTACAGCTAGAGTATAATCATCATTCTCTAAAGGGAAACGTTGCGATACAGCAGCTTTGACATTATCCATTGTGGCGTTTCTTATGCCATCAAAATCTAAAATGTCATACCTGTACGTAGGTTGCTTCTTTAATTCCGATAAAAATGTTTGGGTCATAGTAATGCCATTGTTCTGTCCGACTTATCTTTGTTGAGACCTGAGACAGGCATGTCTACAGGGGTCTCTTCGATTTTGGACGGTAAACTATGGCTTACTGCTGATTGTGGGCTACCCAGGTGTTTGTTAAGGTTCTGTTCGAGCGCTGGTGCTATTGGAGCTATTGATATAGGAGTTTTACGCTGTTCTCTCATCTTTAACTCTTTAAGAGCCTGCTGCATTTCGCTGTACTCTGCTCTCTGTGGATCTTCTCCGTCGAAATATCGTTTCGTAAGTACACCACTACTCGCTGCAACACTTAGCATAACTAATGCTGCCATAGATTTAATTGCATTTTTAGCTGAATCCTCAAGGGCTTGTTTAGGTATAGGAGATACCTGCCCGTCTGCGCTCATCTCTTGTCCAGGTGGTACAGGAGGTGGTAGCTCATCTGGATCTAGGCCCCGTGCTCTCATTAATTTAGTATAGTTGGCCTTATCTAATTTATTACTAAGCTCATCAATGTCAGTGTCTAGTTCACTTTTACGATTACGCTCTAATATTTTATCAACACCTTGATATCCTATCATACCGCCGCCTATCATCATGGATAAAGGAACTATAGCTTTGAGCCATGGGCTGATATCGACGCCGCCTGTATCAGGCTTGGGTTCTTCTTTGACAGCTTCTTCCGCAGACTTATCGATGCCTATGCCCTGCTGGGCCTGCTCTTCTGCTAAATCATCTAAGTAGGGGTCTGGTGAGAATATAGGATTAGTAGCGCCTACGGTCGCCTCACGTGAGTCTGTTCTAAGTGTTTTGTCTAGCTCTTTATCCTGCGATGTATGCATGATGTACCGAGCCAATGCTGCTAGAGCCATAGCTGTACCACCTGTTGCCATACCATGAAACAGATTCTTATCAAAAGATGCATTACCTGTAAAGGGTATTGGAGGGTTATCCCTATACTTAGCCTTCATATTCTCAATAAACTCGGGTATAAAGTATTTAGAACCCGGCAGTACTGATGCCCACGGATTCAGTGCGAGATTCGCGAGTGTACCGGGAGTCATCTCTGATGTGGACTCGGCTTGTTTCTTTATCATTTTTCAGGTTCTCCCAGTGGACTGTACCAGTAGTCTATCCATCGTACTAAAGCTACCCAATGCTTTTCATCAGGTATGTACTCCATTTTCTCATAGGATTGTTGTGCGTGGCCATCCTGTATTTTTTGACATACTTCTTCATATTCTTTAAGCTGTTTCTCATCAGACAGCTCAAACCGTTTGACGTATAATACCGTGTTCAACTTCATGAAGTCTTCGGGCTTATCCGTCTTCTTCAGATTGATTGGAACACCTCTATATGGTATTCCCTCGAAGTCCCCTGTTATCTTGATAGATGTGGGTTCTTCTACCTCCTTAATTGTGTCACTCATATATGTAAACTCTTAGGTTTGGGAGCCCCAGGTAAACTCTGTTCTTTTAACTGAGAGAGCTGTTCCTCGCGATTAGACCTCGACAGTTCACTCTGCAATTTATCCCGAAGGAAAGCTTTTTGTACGTTCTTAACATCTCTCTTACCTGGAGAGGTGAGTTTAGACGCGACATAACCTCCGGTTCCTCCTGCTAGTGCAGCTAGAGCGAGCCCCATGGACATAGCCTGTCCTGAGAGTGCTTCTCCAGATGTATAAGCTATATATAAGGCTGCTAATGGATTAACCGCCTCTTTATGCATATAGTTACAATATTGTTCTATTGGTTTTGACATTTAAATTACTCCTGTATTCTTTAACATACCTGCTAAGGCACCTGTTGCTGACAGTGTTTGGGTGACTGCCTGTGGTGCACTTAATACTTTACCCATTGTATTGGCTAGAAGATAACCTGCGCCTGCTCCGAACCCGGCCCGTAGTGCGCCTCGTGCGAGATCCCCTGTGGAGATCATACCTGATTTACCTTCCCCAGCATTCTCAAATGGTTTGCTGGCATTGATCTTCTCTTTACCATTAAGATACTTGTCTCCCCATATAAGGTCAAGCGAGTAATCAACAGGAATACCAGGATGGTCGTGTAAAGGATTCATATAAGCTGCATTGTAGCCTGCTTCTTTAGCCATCTGTTGCTTCTGAAGATAGTTAGGCGGTATCTTTGGGATAGCGTCCTTCCTCTTATTAAACTCGTCTGGAGACATCGTACCATCGTCAGGCCACTTGTGATCCCAGGTTAGAAGGCTCTTAAGCCCTCCACTGTCTGGCTGCACTGACTTAGGTACATAATTGTGTGCTAAAGACCCACCTGCTGCTAGTAAACCTAAGATAGTAGCTAGGCGACCTCTGAAGTCTCCTGCATTGTTTACCTTAGCTAATTCAGCTTGGATCTGTTCAGGTGACTGCCTTAGTAGTCTACCTTTTAAATTTGTGAGCCCTCTAGCCATTGGTCTAGCCATGAAGTAAGCAGGCAAAGCAACAGCTGCTCCTGTGGCAAGTGCGGACCCTAGTGGATTCCCAGTCATCTTGCGCCATGTCTTAGGAATAGATGCTAAGTCGAATTTACCGACTTGGTCCAACATATCATCCACAAATGCTTCTTTTGCTAACCTATCATCCATTATGCTCTACCTCTGAAGTTATAGCCTCTAAAGTTTTTATTAGCCCACCACGGTGAGGGTGCTTGTGGTTGTTGCTGCTGTTGTTGGGCTTGTTGTTGCCCGCCTGACATCATGAGGGTTGTGAGTAATAGACCTAATCCACCTACGCCGATACCTGCTGCAATTAACCACTCTTTATTCTTAGCCCAGAAGGCTGCTAAAGCTTCTTGCTGCTGTTGCTTTACAGCGGCTGGTATATTGGCGGCTACTGACTTATCTACAATTCCTCTATTAATAGCACTTGAACCCCACGTACTGGGATTCCAGAGGGAGCCGGGTGTAAACCCTGCCTGCCGGGCTGCTTCTCCGTCAGGGTTGGCTTTGATATCTTTTAATAGGGCATCCATTTCCGTTGCTTTCCTATTCTGAGACCCTGTTGCCCATCCTAGAAACTTATCAAACGTGCTGTCTTCTTTTCCTAGGTGCTTGCCCATACGACTAGCAACGCCTGATGTGTATCGTGACTGGGCGGGGGTTGTAAGTGAAACTTTGGATTGAGCTCTGAAGGGTTTATCAACACGGGCTACGCGTTCACGTTTTGCTTTGAGCTGGTCCATAGAAAGACCTGCATCAGAAGATGATATAAGGTTTCCCTGTTCTCTGGCCTGGGCGGCCGATGGAGCAGCGCGCTGCATCTGCCACTGAGCCTTTGCTCTGCCTTTGAGGGCATCCAATGCACCCGGTTTATCATCACCATATATACCCTTAGCGGCTTTTATAGTGTCATCTGTGTAACCAGGTCCTGCCTGTTTATTCATATATTCAACAAATTGAATGCTGTTCATAGTTTTACTCCTACATATTTATACTATTAATATAACCTCAGAAAGCACTATTGGCCATTCCGTGATTACATAGCACCGCCGCCTTGTGACGCTTGTTGCTTAGCTTGGGCTAGGGCGTTTGATTTAACACCCTGCTCCATGTCTGATATCATTTGCTTAACTTGAGCGTGTAATGTAGGATTGCTCTTCTTGAGATTAGTGAGCTCATTACGTCTAGTTGTTGGGTCCATAGACATAATCTGCTGAGCTGTCTGCTCAGCTTGTGCCATCATATCATCCATAGAAGGTGTACCACCGCCCATAGGAGCTGCTCCTGCTGGAGGCATAGGTGCTGCGCCTACTGGTCCGCCTGCAGGTGGTGCTCCACCTTCTGCGCCCGGAGGCATACCCATATTCTGAGCTGCTGCGTCTGGAGGAATAGTAGCCATCTGCTCCGTGAGCATCATAGTCTGTTCATCCTTCTTCTGTTCTTCGCGCATTAACTCGTTCATAATACGGTCTTCTTCGATGATCTGTTCGCGTTCACGGTCCATATCAATACCGAATGCTTTAAGGGCTGTACGGTTAGAGATGACTTTAGCGCTAGCTAGATTAAGCTTAACTTGTTTACCCATTTCGTCTTCAACAATACTAGTACGTTCAAGTTTTCCGGTAATGTTACCTTCCCATCCCATGATACGACCGCACTGGACTAGAAACCAACCTAACCAGTCGTCAAGCATAGTGGTATAATGCGTCCAAGTCTTTTCGAACATACGAAGAGAGATTGGAGGACCACTGCCTCCCATAGTGATAGACCCACGATAGAACTCTTGTGGAACACCCATACTAGTTAACAGTACGTCTTGTGCTCTGTCAATAAGTTCAACAGGTACCAGTGATTTAGCTTCTCCACCGATTGCCTGATATTCTAGAGGGAATGGTAATGTATGCCAAGAAGTCGGGTCCTGGCGATGCTGTTTGACCATACGTCTTACAGCTCCCATAAAGTTACCCATGTTATTAGATAACATAGGATCTGTTTTTGAAGCGCCCCCAGTTGTCGGAGGAGTCAGAACTCTGAATGGTACGATGTAATCCATCGCAATCGCCTCATTAAATCTCTCAAGTATTTGGAGGTGAACAACTTGTGAGAAGTTAGACATAAACAGAGGTAAGCCCCAACCCTTCAACATAGGGACAAGATTTGCTGCAGTATTACATTTTAGATGATAAAATGTTTCCTTATTAAACTTAAATGGCCTGTCGTTCTTAACAGACTCTATAAGTTCCCACGGCATAGAACGTATAAACACAGGGTCACCGTCCTTGATACGTCTTTTCTCTTCCGCCGGGATCTCATAGTAGTAATCGGATTCACCAGTGATAGAGCAATGTTTAATAGAAACATACTGAGGTGCCCATCTAATGATTTTAATTTTTGAATGCTTACTGACACCGCTGGCATCAATGCGTCTAAAGGTTTGTGCTTTCATTTTACACTGAGGACAGTCCCCTACAAAGCTATAATCTTTCCACTTGTAGTCTTCATCTAACTTCAGTGTTTCAAGAGGTCGGGATAGTCCACAATCTTTATTAGGACATACCAAGGACCGCCTTAACGGTACTGATACTGATGTGAAGCTGTTACCATAGGCGATTACATCATCACCTACCTGCCCAAGCTGGTCCAGTATATTCATCTGTTCCATTAGGAAGGTTTGGTATTTCTTACGTGTGTCATGGCTTAGGTCGTCCCCTGTCAGGTCTATGTCGTTAAGGAAGTAACGAACACATTTTTTAATGGCCTGAGAATAGATCCCATTACGTAACCATAGCCTGTCTGCCCAATAGAATACTTCCTGTACTGTGGATGGGTAGATAATGTTCGAGAAGCTCATGAACGGGTCAGGGAAGTCAATGATCCTGCTGTTCAACGGGAATTTAGTTGAGTACATCTTTGTTGTGTCTCCATAATTGTTCACTCATCTCCGCGGCAGCTTTAAGACCGAAGTCCGAGCCACTTGATGCAGTTTTCTCATGGGAGTGCGCATTGCACAGTGGGGGACTTGAGTCCTCTTCCGCCTCGTGCGAACAACCAGAGATTGAACAGATAATACGTTGTTTACTTATTTTTTCCATACAGTACTATAGTTTAATACTCGGTTGTATTCAACTACCGTCCTTTAATAAGACTATGACCTTCTCGGTCTTAGACAGTTTAAATGAGAGTCCCGCATTAATAACAGGTTGAGTCCGTTTACTGCTCTTCTCCTGCCACTCCATTAGGATGCTTACATCATCAGCAATAGGTGGGTTATAATTGAAAGCACTGTTAGTATCTTGTACCAGTGCTACACAAAGCTCACCATCTACTACTTTCTGGAAAGGAGCGGATACTTCACCAAAGGGACCGGTAAATGTAACCGATGTATATTCGCCTTTGGTATCTGTTATGATACCATCAGTAGGTATACTGGATGACTTAGGTGGTTCGTTCTGGGGAGGTGCTACACGTTGTTGCATAACCATCTCCTTCATCATCCTCATCATCTCTAAGTTAGGATCAATCGGAGTAGTAGCCACTGGGTGCACTGATGAGATTGAGTCAGGCTGCTTAATGCCGGCTCTTGTGGGTGGCACAGGCAATGAGGGGTCCTGAATAGGGTCACCGCCTAGAGATGGTGCTACAAACCCAATACTTGGTTCTTCTTCTACTAGTTCCGGGTGTTTAATGTTAGTAAGCTCTGATTCCTGTACCAGTCGCTCGCCTTCAAACTTACGGTACTTGATAGCAGGGTAAGGGTCTTTGACTCCTTCAATGCCTCCAGTACGGCTAGTGTGCGGTAGTATGGTCTCCTTGACCTTATCAATGTATTCATATGACTCCGCTTCCTTCTCTTCTACTAATGCTCTGTCATTGGCCATTATTTACCTCGTTTTGCTGCTTTCATTATCTTATTAGCACGTTTGGTATCGTATGTGCACTCAACCCCGTTGGCTACCTCATTACGCTTTTGCTGCATAAGGATGGAGCTTGAGACTATCTTAAGTTCCACACCCAGCGCAATATCGTCCGAACGTTCTCCTCTAGAAGGAGCCGGTGGTGGTACTGCTACATCGCCTGTAAAGTGGCTATCCATGTAGTATAGCTTACGGTCCGTGGATATTAAGGTCTTCTTTGTCTTAGTATCATAAACCAGGTCATTGACTCTTACCGCGAATAACATGTAATCACGCTTCTCCCACTGATTAAATATATGATACGGAATAAGATCGACTTGTGCCATAGTATAGTAACCCATGCTACCTTCCTTAAGTGCATTGGGTATCTCTTCGTTCTTCATCATAGCTACATCGTCCTCAAGTAGTATGTATTCGCCATCAACAGGCTCTGCTGTTAATACATACATACACTTATCACGCGTGCGTCCTAGCATAGGCATGCACCCACCCTCCTGTGTGACCAAACTGTGTGCTGTTAGATAGAATCCGCTTCTAAATGGTAATGGTACTTCTTTCATATTAGTCCTCCTCCAGTATCTGCGGTACCCAAAATGTGTTAACCTGCCAATTAAGGCTACAGATTGTTGAATCGTTTGCTACTACATGGTTAATGAGTTCGTCTGGTATGCCTGCCTCACTGGAATGTTTGATAGCATTCTCAGCTTCAGGTTGGCCCGGGCGATCTATTCTGATTACTATTCCTCCAAGATCCCGGATGAACTCTGCTTCATTTAGAAATCTTATGTCTGAGATAACTACATGCTTGTCCTCGTGCTCTCTCATGTGCTTCTCAGCCATCTTAAGCCATACATCCTCTCTGAATACGTCGCGGAACATATCCGTGCCCATGATCTGCAGGAAGCGTCTAGGAGTGATATCCCAAAACTCGTCTGTAGTCTCCTTAAGGGTGTGGTCTGTTACCTGCTCCTGTGTGAAGCCGAAGACTTCGGTAGCCATCTTCTTCATGGGTGCTGCCAATGAGTACTTAGTAAACATTTTGCAGTCGTGTGCAATAAGCATGTCCGCGAATGTGTCCTTGCCTGCTGCAATCTTTCCTGTTATTCCGATTGGTCTTAACATAATGAATTCCTCCTATCACAATATGTTGTTTTACAATTACAATATAGCAGGGGTCGGGGATAAGTCAAACGACGAAACTAATTACTTCTGTTGTAATTTATATTGTCTGTTGATGCTAGCCCTAATTGGACTGTCATCTGGAAGACTACTCATGTAGTTATGGACATCTTGATCGGAGATAGGCGCTGTGCCTTCTCTGTTGATATCTAAGGTACGTGGCATGCTTGGTTTACCTTTGGTAGCTAGGCCACCCCACCAACTACCTGCATCTCTTACTAAGGTTGCGATAGCCTTTGATTTGGTATCTTTACCTGCTTGGCCTGTTACTAGGTTATACCCCATTCTAGTAGGGTCTAAATAGTTAGTAGTTCTGGCTGCATCTGCCATATAATCTCCGGGCCATATCCAGGCAGCCGTTTCAGGGGACTTAGTCCCCACGGCTGCTGCACCTAGTCCTCTTACCAACGCTGAAGTTGATCTGCCTAGTTGGCGTTGTTCATAGGCCTCATTACCTGGGAGGCCTCCTTGTATGGCGAAAGAGCGTTCTCTACCTTTAGACTTATCTCTAGCAGCTCCATGTTCCTCTGAAAATCTTGCTAATGCGAACTTCTTAGCCTGCTCGGCTAGGAGTAACCCGAGAGTAAGCTTGTTGGCTACGCCCCCTACCTTACTAGCTACGCCACTTACGCCGGCGCCTCCTTTAATACGAGAGGCTCCTAATTGTGTTCCTAATGATCCCCAGAAACCCCAGTTCATGATCTTATCCGTGATGTCTTGCTTCTGTTCAGGACTATCTGGGTTGATTCTTCCTAAACCTAGATCCTCTGATACACCTAAGAGAAAAGAATTGGAAATACCACCACCTGTGCCGGGCATTGAATCTAATGTTGTTCCTTTAATGGATGCATCTAAATGATCCAGGGAGGGTGGTACCTTCTGGTATTGATCATAATAATCTGCTATTTCATTCTTAATACGTTCGGGTGTGTATCCTTTACCTTCCATGCCTTTAACCATGTAATCCATATACTGGTCGAAGCGGCTCACTTCTTTAGGGGCTTTAGTAGGTACTGTAGGAGGTGCTCCACCTTTATCCTTCATAGTAGCAAGCTTATCGTCAGTGGTGGACGTCATGTAGTTGTAGAATTTACCGAGTTGGTCTCTAGCACCTTTATCGGTGGCTAGATATCCACCAGCACCCGCGGCTGCTCCACCGAGGATACCTGTTGCGCCTGCGCGCCCTCTTATAAGGTATTCAAGAAGACCACCAACGCCGGCGCCTCCTGCTGAATAACCTAGTAATTTAGTAAGGGCCTTAAGTTGTTGCTCAGTCAATGCCATTAACTTTTTTACCTATGTCGTATTCCTTTGTGTACGCCGCGTCATTGTCCTGATTAATAGTCTTATCCGTCAGTTCTTTGGGGGTAGGAGCTGGAATACTGGTGTCTGCAGGTTTAGCCTTAGGTAGCTTTGCCAAAGGAATACTAGTATCTCTGGGTATAGGCCCAGGTGCAGGTGTATTGTTAGGCCCCGGTGTGGTTAAAGGGTTTTTCCCGGATGGGGCTACTGGTTTTGGTTTAGACCCGCTTAGGTAGGCCAGTAACTTGCTGATATAATCATTCTTACCACTACCTGCCTGCCATCCACCGTAACCACCGGCCAATGCTGTTAGTAAGGCTATTAAAGGTGTATTCTTTGCACCCATCATCTTACCGCCTATCGCACCGGCTAGACCTGCTCCTATGCCACCGACGCCTGCGCCGATCCATTTCTTATGTTGAGGTTTCATACCCTGCCATCCTTTATATATGTCCTGCATAAAGCCAGCTTCTTTGCTTATGTAACCACCGTAGTACGCTTTAAGGTAAATATCTGTCTTTTTGTCTGCACTAGTCTTTTGCATTTTGTTTTGTCCTCTTTGTAGTGTGTCTTCAATTGAGGTGTCCCTCATAATGTTATTCATTCCTTAATATAATACACGCGCCTGCATAGTACAAATAGGCAGTAACTGTTAAAGATCGCTTGACTTTTCAGGAAAACACTATATGTTGTGTTAGGAGGAATTAATATGATAGGAATAGTAAGTCCACACATGTACCAAGAAAAATATTGGTTTGGGTTAGACGGTAAAAATGAATTCACTACAGTTAAAAGGAGGAGTGATATGATACACTTTGAAGATTCAGGAGGAAAGAAACACGCGCTTAGACCGGAGGATGTCTCTTCGATTGAGCAGAAAGAAAAGGATGGAAACTTCTTTCTATCCAGTAACATTGAAGGCACAGCAGATATAGAAATCAACGAAATCACCTATAATGAGCTTATTAGTTATTTAAGCCAGGACTACGATGGTTATTGGGAACAGAAGATGGAGACGTTTAGTGGCCTACTTAAGGAAGAGGAAGCGGGAAAGGACACACAAGAAGAGTACGATCTTAGTGGTGACTATAAGTACTCTCAACAGCCTTATGAGATTGGCTCGTCTGGTACAGGTGATAGTACTTGGAGCACTACTATTACGTCTAATAGTGTCACAGATAATTATCTGAGTGACGCGTCTGCTACAACTGCAACTACGGATACAGGTACCACCTATAAACATACCATGACGCCTCAGGAGATAAGAAATGCTTACTCCAATTATGCAACGACAATATCTACTGCACGGAAGCAGGGGCTCGCACGGAAACTTCAAGGAGCTATTACATAATGTTTATAAAATCAACAAACACCGATGGCTTTGGTGTAATCATCAACACAGATGAAATTACTGTTATTGAGAAGGATGCTGTAGAGGTTACGGTAAACTTCCGTTCAGGTAGGATAGATGTTCCGACCACAGAATTTGCCTTATTTGAGTCTATTCTGTGTGCTGAGTATAATCGTGAAGTTAAAAGTCGTATGGATGACCTCGTTGATAAACTGGATGATGATGCTGCTAAAGGATCGGCCGCTGGACCATACCGGTCTAATGAGGATATACAGGCCCTTATAGCTTCATTCATGCAGAAGTATATTGGCCCAGGGCACGAAGAGAGTGAGGAGTCTTGGAGCAATGATAGTTCATCAACAACAGACGATGAAGAACAAGCTTATTTAACATAGGAGGTAACCATGTTAAAATTTGGATTTGATGAAGAGGACCCAATTCCGGAGGATGCACCAGTATCCTTTAGGGTCTATCGCAAGAAACCTGTAACTATCTTTGCATCACCTATCCACGAGGCCTTTGAGGTTATGACGCCTAATGGTGCTGTGCATGCTGAAGCAGGTGAGTATTTAGTAATGGGAGTCGAAGGAGAACTATATCCTATTAAAGAGTCGATCTTTAAGAAGACCTATGAGTATGCGGATGAAGAGGAGATATCCCTGCACTTCGACGGGGAAAAGTCTAACGCGTTAGACAAAGAGCCTATCCATCTACGTGAAGAGGTCAAGAGGCTTGAACGGGAGGTCTACAAATGAGTAAACAAGACTGGAGGCAAAGTAGTCAATACTTGAAAATGGTTACACAACGCAGTATTGTAGGGGGTAGTACATAATTAACAAGGTATTTTAATATAACAGCACACAATATGACGAATAGAGAGGGAGAGCGCATAGGTACATTAACTGTCCTTGGGCATGCAGGTACAAATAAGCATAGAAAAGCCCTTTGGACCTGCCTCTGTGACTGCGGTAAAACTGTTACACTTCCTAGTAATGTTTTGGGGAACAGAGAGTTCTGTTCTAATTCGTGCCCACTCGCTACTGTTTTTACAAAACACGGCATGTATAACACCTATGAGTATATAGCGTGGCGTAATATGAAAGCAAGATGCACGAATCCTAAGCATAAATCTTATAAAAGATACGGAGGAAGAGACATAACAGTCTGCCCTCATTGGGACACCTTTGAAGGCTTCTTTGAGGACATGGGCTTGCGTCCTAAGGATCACCCGGAGGAGGGTCCTTTTATCCTGAATAGACGGGATAATGACTTAGGCTATTTTAAATCTAATTGCCACTGGGCTACACAAAGAGAACAGGCGAACAACAGGAGTACAAACAATATGAAAACCTTGAACGGTAAAACCCGGACAATGACCCAATGGTGTCGTTATTATAATACATCATACCACCTAGTTAAGGATCGTTTAAAACGAGGATGGGATCTTGAGCGCGCCTTAGTTGCTCCTATTACCAAAAAATCAACTGCTGCCTCTGACGACTTTAGAAGAACACCTTCTTATCGAAAATGGAGAGCAGCAGTTATAAGGCGGGATACACGATGTGCAGTATGCTCAAGCATTAAGAATAGGCAAGCACATCATAAAAACGGTGCTAAGTATTTTAAAGAGCAAAGATATGATGTAGATAACGGTATAACTCTCTGCCGGGACTGCCACATAGAGTTCCACTGTGATTACAAAAACAGTTATAGAGAAAAATGTACAGAAAAGGATTTTATGAACTTCCAGGCTCTTATGTGTTATGCTATGGCCCTTGGAGCAGCACAGATTGTACATGAAGGCCGTGAGGAAGCTGATACTATGGAGAGCATGATTAACAATATGAATAACATAGGTAGTTCATTCATGCAGGATATGGGCCCGGTTGACGACTTCGAAGCACAAGGCTTATTATAAAGGAGGATAATGATGGAAGCTGAAATGTATTACACAAAGGATGAGAAGACCGGTCGCTATAAGGAGGCCGGCTTCCGTCATGAGGTTATGACAGGTACTGGTATATGGTTGCTACAGCAGCATAAGTCTGGTTGTAGTTACCATAACATAGTAGCTAGAATGGCTGACCTACCTGAACCAGTTGAGATGGCTGACCTAGCTAAGTGCATTATGCTTGAGGACATTGTAAGTCATGCTGTATTGAGATGGATGGAGACAGGTACTTCCATAAGCCCCAGTGATGCTGCTATGCAGATCTGTGCTAATGTCTATGAGAAGATGCAGGAGAATAAAAAGAAACTAGAAGACTTCTCGGAGGCATTAGAAAGATGAACATTCTTGCAAAATTACTAAAAGAGGCTATTATGTGGTTATGCGCCGGTTTAATAGTCATAGGCACTGGGGTTATATGTTTATGGGTAGTACTACCCTTCTGTATACTTGGTGCTTTATTTGGAGAGGATTAATGTTAACAGTAGACGCACAGAAGGATTTGTTTATACTTAATGCATATTATTTTGATGGTATTATAGATAGTCTTTATATAGGACCATTTGATAGTACTATGTTTAAGTGGGGAACAGGTTCCTTTACAGTAGATTTTTGGATTAACGGCGTAAAGCAATAGGAGGAGACTATGAATATAGGGTATTTAAGTGGTCCGATGACTGATATTGAAGAGTACAATCATCCGGAGTTTCGTAGAGTAGGAGGCATACTGGTTAGGTCCGGTCTGCTTAGGAAGCTTATTAACCCATCAGATATGGATGAAGGTGAACAGGCCTGGAGTTATTACCTTAAAAGGGACCTATGTATGATTCTCAATGGTAACGTGGATACTATTATCCTATTACCAGGTTGGCAGGCAAGTAAGGGCGCACGCATTGAAGTACGTGTAGCCATAGAAGTATTAGACGCAGAGGTGTACACTTATAGAGACACGGAGGAGGGTTTCTCGTTAACACCACTGCATGTGTATCCAGAGACGATGATCAAGTGTAAAGCCGCTAGATCTAAAACAATCAACGTACCTTTGGAGGTAGCAGTATGAAGAAGATATGCCCAAGTAAAGATCTCCTCGCGAAAGAGGGACTCACCGAGGAGTGTTGTGCAGAAGTATCACTAGAGGAGACCCAGCTAACGGCTCTAGTAGATCAGGCCCATAGCTTGCACATGGTGTCCATGGAAGTAAGAGAGACCACAAACCGCCATGTAGACCGTGCATTAGGGGCCACCCCTATGGACGAGTGCGGCCCGGAGTCTGAGCCCTACTCTGACCTGGAGAAGATCAGGGACTCGTTAGATCACATATCAGCGAATCTCGCAACTATCAATGAACAAGTAACCCGTATATAGGAGATAACCATGACAGTAATGCAACACAAACTAGAACCCGGTGACTATGTAACAGTCAAGCCGCTTGATAAGGCGGAATTCGTAATCCAGATCATGCGTATCTCAGAACTCAATGAGGCATGGCAGGGTAAACCAGCTATGATATTTATCCTTGATCCCCATGATCCGTCTAAAGAAGGTGCTATCACAATATCCGCTGATGAGTATAAACGCCTTAAGTATATACTGACAGGTGAACTGGATGTTGCTCCTGAAGAGCTCAAAGAGGCTTATGTAAAGGCCACGGCTTCTAAGAAGAAACCAGCTAAGAGCAAAAAAAAGGAGGCTCTATTAACATGAGTGATAACCCGGAAGCAATTCAGTGGAAGGAGCCTAGTTTAGACTTCGACGTAAAGACTGATATGATGCATTTAAACTTAGGGGTAGTAGAGCTACCCCCTCATATCAACCCTGATAACACTGAAAGAATACTGGCTATAGTAACCGAACTGGTGAACCAGATGATTGAAGATGATATCCTCCCCGGTATTTTATGCCCGGAAGATGATAGCTTTACCCCTATGGTAGAAGGTGTGGCCTTTGAGGATGGCCTTAGGGAAAATGAAGAATACTAATCTTATGCCTGGGTCTATCTAGGGCCCGGGCCTCCTTTCTTACACATTTCTTTTATACAGAACCATACCATACCTATTATGAATAATACTACAGCTGCCCCTAGTGCGCATCCTACCATATCCATAATGATTCTCCATAAAAAAAGACTGGACTGTTAACCAGACCAGCCTTCTAAATTTAAAGCATATTCAATGCCAGTTTAACGCCCTAGTGGACTCATAGCCTGTGAGGGTAATCTAAGATTGAATGCACCCTCATTTTTTAGTTTGTAGAGCCTATCAATAAGATAAGGTATTGCTGTCCCTGCTAATGCGCCTGTTCCTGCCCCTATTGCAGTAGATAGGGTTTTATTACCCTTTCCGCCTGCTAAATAGCCCAAGCCTGCACCTACACCTGCACCTGCTGTGGTTGTTGCGGGGAGATTCTCGAGTATGTTATTCTTTTTCTGTTCTTCCTCGTTGCTGATA